GTAGTTTGGGTAATACCAAATTGACCACCGAGCTAACGATCACCGTAGTGAAAGCCGATGCGGCCGAGCTGTACGAGCTTGACAGCAAGCTGAGAACGGCATTGATGCAGTTGCCATACACTGACGCGAGATTCATTCGTGTGAGCGTATTTCCGATGCAAGACAGCGCCTATGAAGCCTCTGAGCTACGGATGGGGGTATGGAGTGCCCAATCTGTAACATTAGTTTTGAAAGATTAAGCAAAGGAGCAATTAAAATGGCAGCAATCGATTACGCCGGCTTGAACCACGATCTATACTTCGGGGACAAGACTGGCAAGAACTTCAAGCAAGTCCTAGGTGTGAACGACCTAGACTTTGACAACGACAAGGACGAGGTGATTCGAGACTTTATCGACGGTACAAACCTCAAGCTTATCAAATCGTTCAAATCGACCATTAAGTTCAAGGTGACTGACATCGGACAGGATAACCTCAAAAACATCGTGCCTGGCTACGTCTATGACAACGGCGAGACTATCGATGGTACGACCGGTATCACTGTTGGTACAAAGGGTGCCGTGCAGGTCGGCTTACAAAAGGGCAACTCGACACAGGTGCCTGGTGTGTTCAAGCTAGTACCGAAGCTAGCCGCACAGTCAGGCCATACGTTGTACATGCTCGACGCCACAGCAACGCTGAGCGACATCAGCCAGGAAGACGGTTTGACTGAGTTCGAAATCAGCGTGACCGGCAAGTTGATCAAGGGCGACCTGACATTTGCGTAACAGGGGCGGCACGGTGATAAAAACACCGTGTCAATACCTAAATTGATAAAAAGTAATGTAGTTTTTACAACTATGGAATGGAGAATGAGATGGCGTTTGTTCTGAAAAAGAAGCAGCCTGAGAAGCGTGTATTGCTGGATATTGAAATGCCAGCAGACGGTGACGAACCAGTAAAGCACTATAAATATCTAATTCCGCGAGTAAAGCAATACAAGGCTCTTGAAGCAAATACTGCACGAGTCAATATCAGCGGTGAAGACGGTAAGGCTGTTACTGGCAGTGCGATTGTTATGGATGTCGTAGCTCGATCGATAGTAGTTGAGGGTGGCTTATCTTTAAGGGATTTGCTTGATGTACTTGATAACGACAATGTCAATGCCCTTCTACTTGAAATTGTGCGATTAGCAACCACAGGACTAACTAAGCTAGCCGCTGAGGGTGTTGAGGTGCGAGAAGTCGAGGCGTAGCCATGAACGAGAACAGTCAGCCTGGATACGATATTGAAAAATACGAACAGTATTTGAAGATTCAGGCTGATAAAGTTCTCACGAGCTTTGAGGAGAGAGTGCATATAATCTTGCTCAATTATCCGCAATACACGCACGAGCAAGTGTTGGAGATGGACGAGCCTGACGCTGTAGAACTGGCAAAAGCAGCAATGCGTCGCGAATGTGAGCGAACGCTGAGCCTCTTGTCGGTAGTGGCAGCAGCACAAAACAGGGAGGCCTACAAAAAAATGCATGGTGCCCTGACAAAGTCCATAAAGGAGCTAAAGTGAGTTTATCCGTTGCGACGAGAAGTGTTGACGTATCCACGCTTAGTGTTGTACGTATCAACAATCTCACCGGCTTTGGCAATTGTCTTGACAGATCCAAGATAGGCATATCCACAAGTAAACGTATACATCAATCCTCGAGTAATTTTTCCCATATAGAACCATGGCAACCCATTAAAAAGTGGAATCAAGCCAATCAGAGCAAGCTTTTTGAATGTTTCAGCGTCTTTCATTATAAGATCCTTTCTTTAGTAAAGAAATTATACCACGGAAACGAAATATGAACCAAGGAACAATAGTAATCACCTATAAGGTTGACAGGTCAAAATTTGACAAGTCTGTTTCTGATGTTCAGAAAAAAATGAAGAGTGCCGCCAAGGATAATGACGAGCTCACCAAGAAGATGGCTGATTCTTGGAACAAGATTGGAACTGGATTCAAACAGTTGGGGACTGGTATTAAAAATGCAGCAATTGAAAGCGCCGCAATTGTCTCAAAAGAGCTAATTCAGCCAATTACCAACAAGCTAGCACCGCTGGCAAGTAAAATCAGCGCAGGATTCGCGAATATAGGCAATCGTATCGCCACATTCTTTTCGCCAATGACTAACGCTGCCAGCAAAGCTGCTAGTGCAATATCTGCGGCTTTCGTTAGAGCGCGCAATGCTGTTGCAAATACGTTTAGTAATATCGGCACGTTCATATCATCGAAGTTATCTATAGCCGCTAATGCAGTAACTAGTTTTGCAGCTAAAGTCGGTCAAGGCATGGCGCTAGTGGCACAAAAGCTCGCCGCACCATTTATCTGGCTAGGTAAGGGCATAGGTACAATCCTAGCCCCTGTCGCGCAAAAAATGATCGCAGTATTCGGTGGAATCGGCGGCGCGATTGGGCGTAACTTGGCACCAGGACTATCGACGATTGGCAGCGGTATTTCTGGCATGTTTAGCGCACTTGGCGGGAAAATTAGCAATGCCGTTGGCGGCATGGTTAGCCAGGTAATGCCGCACATTAACTCTTTGGCTAGCGGGTTAAAGGAGAAATTAGGTGGCGCACTGAGTCATGTTGGTAGCGTAGCTAAAGGACTGGGCAAGGCGTTCGCTGTTGGTGCGGCCGCTGCGGCAGTAGCGATTGGTGGACTAGCCAAAAAATCTGTCGAGGGATTCGCAGAATGGGAACAGTTGGTCGGCGGTGTTGATACGCTGTTTAAGAAATCCAGCGACACAGTTCAGGCATATGCGGCGAATGCTTATAAAACAGCAGGGTTATCAGCAAACCAATACATGGAGACCGTCACAAGCTTTTCAGCGTCATTATTGCAAGGTCTGAAAGGCGACACTGAAAAATCAGCTCAATATGCTCATATGGCCGTTACAGACATGGCTGATAACGCCAACAAAATGGGTACTGACATTGCAAGAATTCAGGATGCCTATCAAGGCTTTGCGAAAGACAACTACACCATGCTCGACAACCTGAAGCTGGGGTATGGTGGTACTGCTGGCGAGATGGCGCGCCTTATCAACGACACTGGCGTAATGGGTAAAGGATTTAAGGCGACGGCAGAAAATGTCAAAGATATTCCATTTGACAAGCTCATCGAAGGAATCCACAAGGTTCAAGAAAACATGGGCATTACCGGTACGACTGCTAAAGAAGCCAGTGAGACTATTAGTGGTAGCTTTAACTCAATGAAATCGGCATGGTCGAACCTTGTTGCCGGGTTTGGTAATGAAGACTTGGATCTGAGTCAGTTGATAAATAACTTCCTAGGCTCATTTGAGACATTTCTAAAAAATCTAACACCAGCATTATCTAAAGCAATAGGCGGTATTGCGCAGGCTTTGCCGCAAATTATAACGCAATTGCTGCCATTGATTCCGCCAATTATAGGACAGTTATTACCGGCCATTATCCAGGGAATTATCATATTGTTACAGGGGCTAGTACAATCAGCACCGCAGTGGATTGGTCAAATCATAGCTATGGTGCCGGTGCTAGTTCAAGGTTTTATGCAGCTATTTATGGCGCTTTTGCAAGCTGCGCCGCAGATTATCGCAGTGATAACACCGATGATTCCACAAATCGTCGATAGCCTGGTCACAACACTGACGGAGCCGACTATGCTGCAGGCGCTAATCATGGGTGCAATTCAGCTATTCTTGGCTATGACTGAGGCATTGCCTACAGTTATTAACGCGCTGGCTGACGCGCTGCCACGTGTCGTTGACGCAATCGTTACGACACTGACGCAACCGGTAATGTTACAGAAATTAGGCGAGTCTGCCGTCAAGCTGCTATTTGCGATGATTCGCGGCATCGGCAGTATGCTTGGGCACATTGGCGACGCGGCCTGGAAAGTCATCAATAAGATTGGAGAGGTATTATCGCCGTCAACTCTGTGGAGTGTTGGAGAAAACTTCATTAAGGGATTGTGGAATGGTATCAATAACGTTACTGGCTGGATCCTAGATAAAATAAAAGGGTTCGGCAAGTCTGTACTTGATGGCATTAAGAGTTTCTTCGGTATCCATTCACCGTCAACTGTTATGGCAAAGATGGGTGGATTTTTAGGACAAGGTTTCGCCAATGGTATTACCGATAGTATCGGAGGCGTGTTGTCAGCAGTGGATACAATGAATAGTGCGGTTTCTGGCAAAATGACAACATCACTATCGCCTGATTTTAGTGTGTCTGGCAGCGGTAGTATTGCTTTGCAAGCTGACGATATTTGGGGCGGTAAAAACGGCAATAGTACAGGCAATGCCTACCCTCAAATCAACCAAACCGTCAACCTCACCAACGGCATCGACGTTGATCAGTATAACCGCAGCTTGGTGCAGCAGATGAGGAGGGGCTAGATATGAGAACGTATGACGTACAGATCACTAATATGCGCACTAATGAAAGCGTGTTTCTGGCGGGCAGCAAACAAGGGTTATCACACCTAACACCGCCACTGAAAGGGTTTGGTGACCCCGACGTACGCAACAGCCAGTATGTATTCTCCGGTGCGGATGGCGGTAGCGTAGATGAGCAGTTCTATGGTGTGCGACAAATACCATTGAGCTTTTTCGTGTTGGTAGAGCACGACGGAAAACTGGCCGAGATGCACGCCGAGATGGCGAAAATTGCCAGAACCATCAAGATTCGTGACAAGTTGCGAGTGCAGCTATTCACGCCAACCGGACGTGTTTATCAGACTATTACCAAGCTGACACAGCCTCTTGATCCAAAGATTGAGTGGCCGCTCATTGCCGACTATGACATCGAGCTAGTAGCGGGCGACCCGCGAATGTATGACTATACCGACGGCGCAGCACAGCGAATCACGCTAGAGCGTCCGCGTGACGGTGGTTTATTGTGGAGCCCTACAGGGCTACTTTGGGAGCGTGACGGCTTGCACTGGGTGGCCGGCGGAGGGGTGAACCACGCCATCAATGACGGCAATACGTACGTCTGGCCAACAATAACGATTTCCGGCAAAGTCACCAACCCGACCGTATCCAACCAGACAACTGGCGAAATATTGGCACTAAATATCAGCACGACAGACAGCGACACAATCGTATTTGATACATACAACCGAGAAGTGACGCTAAATGGGGTAGGTATCGATAATAACCTCACCAGCAGCCAATACTGGCGTTTGGTGCCAGGGCTAAATGAGCTGATTTTCAATACCTCGAACAGTGCTGATACTGGCACGGCTATCGTTGAGTGGTACAACGGCTACACGGGAGTGGCATAATGGACGAGTACGTACCACCACGCTACACCATCGAGCTATGGCACCGCGGCAAAACAAAGGTAGCCGACATCACTAGACTTTGCCAAGACCTCGACTGGAGCATGACGCGAAACGGCGTAGAGTCGCTAGACTTTAACATGTCAATGCCAGACTGGGAGGAGAAGTGTCGACGGATCGGTGAGAATCCAAACACTATCTTGAAGCCGTGGGTGAGCGACATCAAAATCAAGCGTAATGGCGAGTATCTGTTTGGCTCGGTAGCGGTGGAAGCGAACCGCAACCTGAACACCGACAACGCACGAGTACTGGTGCAGTGTGACGGCTATCTGAACCTGATTGACGCACGATACTTGAATGGCCGCTGGAAAGGTATTGAAACGACGGACATTGCCTGGGGCGTCATTCAGGAGGCGCAGAATCGCCCGAACGGCGACGTTGGCATCACTAGAGGTAATAAGCAGTACCGCACTGGCATACGACGCGACAGAATGGACGACTGGGAGGATATCAATGCCAAAGATGCGTTGGTGTCGCTAACGAATTTGCAGGACGGTAAGTTCGATTTTCGATTTACCTACGACCGCAAGTTTGAGACGTTTCAGACACTAGGCAACGAACGGCCAGATGTAGTGGTACATTATCCTGATGACGGCTTGGGCATTGGCGCAATTCGCATGGAGCTGCCGCAATCTGGGGCAAACTTGTACAACAACATCATAGGCAAGGCCTCCGGTATGGGCGAGGAGACAATTCGCTACAGTGCCGAGGACGTACTGAGCCAGCAGGAGTTCATCTTACGAGAGAAGGTGCAGTTGTACAACAGTATTAAGAATCTGAGCACTCTGGCGGGGCATTGCGAGGCTGATGTGGCAGTGATGAGCCGACTGGTCGACTTGCCGCGCGTCACAGTGCGTGGTACACAGTTTGATTTGAACAATATCGGTGTCGGTGATCGTATAGTGGTCGAGCAAAATAAGTATTCATCTTGCCCACTGAGCGGCTATTACCGAATCGAGCAAATATCTGTCAAGGTCGATGAGAACATGAGCGAGGAAATAACTCTAACGCTGGATAATTACGACCTATGAGCGAGCGATTAAATCTGGTGGAGGAGCGGCGTGCCATTGGCAGATTGCGGGCGCTGCTACGAGCCTCTGAGCAAATGAAAGCGACTCAGCGTACCAGTAACAACTCCGGCATTATTTATTACGAAACGAAAAGTGCACAGGAATATGACGCGATGATACCCATCACACATGACCCCGTTTTTCTTGGTGGCAGAATAGTCAAAATTGAAACGACTTTCACCGCACGCAAACAACAGTGGCCGTACGTGCTGTTTTTGCCGCAGTTTTACGTCGGTGACAATCCTGACACGTTGGCGGGCGCGCAGATAATTGGCGGTAGCATCATTGACCAGAGCACCCCAGACATTAATAAGCTAGAGGTGCCATATCAGCTAGCGTTTAGCGCTAGCGCCACTATCGACAATCCGCCGCAGGGCCAGACGAAATATGTGTACGCTAAGTGTGTTTTTTTGGGGACAGATAGGGGGTCGTTCAGTATGAAAGCGAGCCTGCTATGAATCGGCTGAGTATGTTGCCTGAAAACCAACTGGCAGACATTTTAATGTCGCTCGACCGCAATATCCGCGACCTAAAAACTAGCCAGGTGATGGCATCAAACGGTCTGGTGTTTTACGAGAGCGCCAGCAACGACGAATGGGATTTCAATCAGGTTGCTAACGTGGTTGGTGGACAGCAGCAAGCCTCTGGTGTGCCATTTATCATTACGGCGGCCGCAAAAAAGGATAAGACGTTCTTGTTGGCTGATTTGATTATTGACAAGATGTTGATAAACAGTGCAGCACCGACGCGTATTGACATAATACCGATATCAAGCGACGCGCGGCATATTCGCAGATGGTTTGCATACGCGTACGTGCGAAAGGGACTGAGCAGTGTGCTGACGCAAATGAAGTGTGCCGTGGTGGCAAATACTAGTGTCGATTTGACAATCGAAAGTAGGATGTTATGAGGATTCAAGAGATAGACGGCGAGACGATGGCGCGAATCATTACGCGGTGCGAGCGTGAAATTACCGAGATGAAAGCAGCACAGCGTGTTGGTGCTGACGGCGTGCAGGTATTTCGTATCAAGTTAGAAGCGGCGATCGACAAGCGTGACGCAACGTTTCTGAGGCGGTTCAAAATCGTATTTACGCCGAAAGCCAGCACGTATCAGTCGGGTATGGTTTTTAAGCTGATGGTCGGCAGGCGCAGCAGCCACGGCTCAGGACTAGAGGATGTTACTCGCTATTTCCAGCGCCGGCGAAGCAGTGGCGGTGTACAGACGTGGCTAAATATATCAGATTTCTTGGTCGACCTCGGCGGCAATACATTCAAAATCTACGCGTTCGCCACGTCTGACGGCGAGCTGAGGGTTGAATATGTCTAATCTGTAATGTGGTAAGTGAGAATGAATAATAAACGAGACAAGGAATCGATGAATCAAACACCCAAAACGGTGCGGGAATTGGGCATCATGATGACTGCGCGCGACGACGTGCTGAATGAAAGACTGAGTTCAATAAACGATAATGTGTCGCGGTTGGCGGAGTCGGTCAAACAGCTGGCTGAATCGAAAGCCGATGCCGAGGAACTGAAAGCCCTGATAGCCCGCGTGGAACTGATGCAAGGCAATTATCTGTCCAAGAGCGAAGCCAAGATTGGTGCTGGCGTAATGACAGCTGTAATTACCGTGATTGGCTTTATGGTCGATTTAATTGTGAGAGTCGTGAATAAACCGTAAACAGGAGGTAATGATGGCAGTCAAGCAAACCTATAATCCAAATATCAATATCGGTGCGAGAAGCGGCTGGTGCTTGCAGTATGTGGACGACGCGATCAGTGCTCCAGCACGAACACCAAGTGCTAGAGCGGCGTATCTAAACGAGTTGAATGCTGGACGTATCGACACTGGACACGCACCGATTGGTGTGTGGGTGGTTGGATTTTTAGGATTTTCAAGAGGGCCGTATGTGCAATATGGGCATGTATTTCTAATGCGAAAGCGTGGCGACGGTTCAATCGAAATCCACGACAGTGAAGTACATGCTGGACGACGCGGCATTTATAATAGCATAGAGGAAATCATGGGCTGGTTTGGTGTTTATGGGCCAGATTATCTAGGTTTTTCATACTGTTGTGATGGACGGCAGATAGCTGAGTATTATGATGAAGTGCAGCCGACCGATCGCAAGATGGAAGAGGATGGTAATGCTCGCGAAGAGCCAAACACCCAATCAGGCGTATTTCAGGAGCTAACTCAAGGTGATGTAATCGCTATGAAAGGCTACGTCACTAATGGTGAATCAATCGCCGGTGACACAATCTGGTACGTAACAGCACGTAGTGGCAAATACATGAGTCGGCAGCTGTTTGAGGACAAGGATTTACATGATTTGCCAGACCTGACACCTCAACCCGTACCAAGGCCAGAGCCAACACCAGAGCCTGAGCAAGACCTCAGTAATGTCATTATCGATATCTCCAGTTACCAAACCGCCGAAGTTGTAAACGTATTTCCTAAAGTAGCGGGCGTTATCGTCAAAGCTGGCTGGGTCGGACAACAATACGGCGGTAACGATTTCAAGCTAGATCCAGATGCAGAGCTATTCGTTACTAAAGCTCGTGAAGCTGGCAAAATGCTTGGCTTATACTGGCTGCCATACTTTTCGACCAGAGAAGAGGCGGAACAGAACGCTGAGTATTTTGTGAAGTGCATCGAGGCTTTAGGAAACAAGCCTGGAGAATTATTGTTCCTTGATCTTGAGCCAGACTTCGAGGGTACGGTCGAGCAAATCAGTGTATTCAGTAACATTGTTTTGCAGAGGACTGGCAAACAAGTGTTCACGTATGCGGGTGAGGCTATTATCCAGAAGTTAGGCCTGCCCCGCGTGGATTGGTATCCGAACTATGGAAATCCAGGCAACTATGCACATGGCTCGCTCATTCATCAATATTCAGAGACGCTGGCTATCCCTGGGTATAACGGGAAGCTAGACGCTAATGTTTCGAATAAATCCATTGACGAGTTGCGGAGCATGGGTAAGGTGAACACACCACCACCGGCAGAGAGACCAGAATCACCAAAACCAAGCGAACCGGATACGAAGCCATCCGAGCCAGAGAGGCCGCAGGAAGCGCCGGAAATAAAGCCTGAACAGCCACAAAAGTCAGAGGGCGACAAGCCAGCGGGGCTTTGGCGATGGCTGTCAGGGCTGATGATCGAGCTAGTAAAACTAATCTTAGGGATTTTCAAGAAAAAATAAGGAGGTAATATGAAATCACTAGAAGCACTAAAAAATATCAATTACAAAGACGTTGCTGCTCGAGCATTGTGGACGTTTCTACAAACGTTTATCGCAACATTCTTATTGGCAGGCGTAAATCTAGTAAATTTGTTGTTTGCGGCAAGTTGGCGCGAGTTGTGGGCGCTAGCGCTAGCGACGACGCTGTCTGCGATTGCCGCTGGACTGTCGGCTGCTAAGACAATAATTGTCAAGTTAGTAAAAGAGATGCGCGATAGCGTCAGTTAGTTGATGAACCCATGAATTCACAGAAAAATAACCATCACCAAATCAAGCCTGTACTTTCGAGAGTGCAAGGCTTGCGGCTGTGTAACGCTACATGTTGGCAAATCCACGCCCGAAATGCCACAAGGCTCAACCTACAACGACTGCTTACAGTGCTTGGTTGATGCGCACAGCGTGCCGGGACTGAGCCGGTGGCACGACCCGAAAACTGGCAAATTGCTGGCTGAGCCGCGCGGTAAGACACCGCCTAAGGAAGGAGTATGATATGGAAAAAGTAGAAGACTACGAGGGAGGGGCGATTTATGTTATCAACAAAGGCAAACGAGACGAACTGTTTGTTTGGGCTAAAGATAACGTTGCTTACGGACCGTATGTAAGCCTGGAGATTGCCAGAAAAACGGTCAAAACTTACGTAAGTAATCCTGGCGGTGGCGGTGTCACTGACTACAATCAATTAGATAACAAGCCAGACCTTACAAGATATGTGAGTAAATCTGGCGATACCATGACCGGTAATTTAACCATAGTTGGTACAGCAGATTCTCTGACCTTAGCTTCCGCCGTAAACACCTGGCAAAACTTCATCATGGCCGCCAGAAACTCTAGAGGAATACAGAACTCTATTTTATTTGCCGGGCAGAACGCCGCAAACAAAGAAGTTAGATATGGACAATTACAGACTGTATTGTTTGATAGGACAAATGGCAAAGAATCTGCTAGTGTTATCGTAAAAACAATTCTAAACGGCATAATGACTACCTGTGTAACTTTATTGGGTAACGAATTAAGGCTCGAAAACTCTAGGTTGACCTTTGGCGCAAGCGACGTCGCGATGATAGCGGGCAACGGTATGCCAAACGGCAAAGTTCTAGCGCCAGTTGGCTCAACTTATATAGATAGAGACGCTACTAACGGTGCTATTCGTTGGATTAAAAAGACTGGCGGCAATTCAGTCAATGGCTGGGCAGTAGAGTATGCAGATACTGGTTGGCGAAACATTACACCTAACCCGTTGCCGGCTAATATCGATAAAACAGATTGTAAGATACGACGCGTCAACGACGTAGTCGAAGTAGCTATCGGCTACACGAACGTAATAAACGCCACCGAGACGGTATATACTAATAGCCTGCCGCTAGGTTTTCGCCCAGCTCAAAACGTCTTCGTTACCGGGATATCTACGGGTCCTGGTACCTCAAGGTCAGGCGGTGTTGCAATCGACGGAACTAGAATCAGATGTCAATCTACTGTCGGGAACTGGAGAACTGCTTACGCACGTTACACTACCGATGACGCGTGGCCAACAACACTACCAGGCGCAGCAGCCTAATCTGTACATTTATAATCAGGAGGATTCATATGGAAAACACTGAAAAAGTACAGAATTATAAGGGCGGCGAGATTCGCCGAACAGTTGACGGCTATTATATTTTCGTCAAAGGCGATGCACACAGCGGGCCGTACGTGAGTATTTCGGCAGCCAAAGGCACAGTCGACACCACCGAGGCTGAGGCTGAAAGTGAGCCTACTGATCCAGAGACGCCAGTAGTAGAGTCTGCTGACGAGACTGTCGAGCCGGAAGTTGAAAATACCAATGATGATGCTGAGGCCGAGACAGTCGACACCACCGAGGCTGAGGCTGAAAGCGCTGACGAAAAATAACTATGGCACTAGGTTTTCCTAATAGTAACGGTGGCCGCACCACTGATAGCGCGCTATTCCACGCACTCGGCAATGCTTTTGTCGGCTCGTGGATTAGCGGTTTTAGAGTGCGTCAAGCCAGCCCTGTCGGCATGAATGTGCTGATTGGCGGGGAGAATGGTATACCTGACGATCTACTGGTGCGTGACGCTATGTCGGCAACGTTTCCAGTGAGCAACTTGAGTACGCAGCCAGTTCAAGCGAGTGTTACCACGGCAAACAGTGCCAATCCGCGAATTGACGCGGTGGTGATCTACATCGACACAAACGTGGCTGCATCGCAAGCCGTCGCTAACAACGAGAATCGCACAAAGGCCGTTGTCGTTCCAGGCACGCCAGCAACCAACCCAAGCGCACCAACGCCATCGCAGATCAAGGCGAAAATTGGTGCGTCTAATCCATATGAAGTAATCGCCGAAATACGTGTAAACGCTGGCACGACGACAATTCTCGACTCTGTCATCGCTGATAGGCGTAATCCAGCCACGTTGGCTGATGGACGGATTAACAGGGCTGAAATGTTCAAAAACGGCGTGATTGACTCTGATGCACTTGGCAATGATATAGTCCTACCACGACACTTGTCGCCAGCAGCCCGCGGCGACCGCAGCACGTCAGAAGTCGATAGCGGTATGAGATGGATCGATGGGCGCACAATTTACCAGAAGACACTTGCGATGGGCGGCTTAAAAGTTGCTGGTAAAACAACGAAACCGCATGGCATTGAAAAACTAGATATGGTTATCAATATTCGTGGTATTGCGAAAGAAGACAGTATTGGCGCAACTATCAACTTACCGCACGCTGCCGACCAGCAAGCTTATACAGTGACAGTTTACGTCGATAATAGCAACGTCAATATCCAAACATACGCAGATCAATCCGGTTATAAGACCTCATTTGTGACAATTCAGTACGTTAAGAAGTCTTAGACAACGCCAATTGCCACCCATGAAATCCCATGCCAAGCCCCACCAAATATGCCAGTTGTTGAAGCGTTGAGTATCGTACCGGTGTTCGTAACAACGCCAGACTCAATATTCAGTCCACTGCCGATCACCTGATTAAATTCGCTGATACTGGTAGCTTTGCCGCCTGTCTTGTAGCCAATTAAGGTCGGTGACATTGAAAACACCTGCTTGAATTGCTTTGGAAAAATAACAGGCACTGGCTGTCTTTTCGTGCTATTTCCCCAGAATTGCACCCAGCCAGTTTGCACTAAGATATTGCCAGTAATGCTCTGGCTGACACCGTCAGCACTGAACGCTAACAGAGATGGCGAGTTGAGATGTCGTGGTAGGACTATACTGTGTAATATTTAGTGAGTTTTCCACAGGTTTAATAGGGGTGATAAAAATGTCGAAAAATCTCCAAAAAAGTCTGGAAAAACTATTGCAATTAGCTAACGCGTTTGCTATAATAAAGACAGTGGTAAGGGGATTACCAGAACATTGACAATCAGGCGGCTAGAAAGGAGAAAGCTATGAAGCTAGTATTCTGGAAGTTCGAAATTGAGCTCCAAATAGAAATCGCCCTCCGAAAAAGGCGATAATCTAAACACAACTAAATCTTAGCACATCCGAAAATAAAAATCAAACACCCCTTGCCACTCCGCCTGGTTAGAAAGGAAATTGGCAAAATGTCAATGAAATCACAAAATATCACAGAATTAAGCGAGGCTGAATTTATCTACGAGCTGACCCGTGACGGTAGTCGCATTAACAACAATCCCTTACAGTGGACGCATGAGTGGCTAAATGCTCGTGGCGCTAGCGTTAAGGGATTGAAAGGATTAGGTGATTGGAGCGGCGCAGCTACTACCGCTGATAGGCAGCTAGAGCGCAAGGGTGATATCATCGGCTGTATTAATGCTGTGATCGCTGCTCAACGATCCTTGGCTGGCAAAAACTCAGCTAACAGTTTGACCCCAGAACAGCGCCGTGAGCGCGCTAAAAAGGCAGCAGCAGCCAGCGCGGCAGTGCGTAGCGCTAAAAGTGTTGCCAAGTCTGAAAAATAATGCTACAGTGAAATTACTAGTTTAGTCGCTAGTAAAAGTCATAGTCCCGCGCAAGCGTCTCTATGATAAGCAGCCAACCTTACTTATGGTTTTGACTGCGACAAGCTCTAATCCGTCTCTTTATGGGGCGGATTATCTTTATCTGTGGAAAACTCTGAAAAAATCTCCAAAAAAGTCTGGAAAAACTATTGCAATTAGCTAACGCGTTTGCTATAATAAAGACAGTTAAGAAATACTTAACTAGCGACTAAACGAAAGGATAAATAAAATGGAATACGTCGGCAAAATCATCTACAACAACATCAGCCAGAAACGCGATGACAGTAAAAACTTAGCAGTAGAAGATCTAATCGGTCACGAAATCGTCAAAGAGACTGAAAAGGCTATAGCAATCGATTGGGCTGAGAGCACACCTGGCTACCATATGGACGGAAACGACTTTGTCGGTAATTATCGCAAAACTCTGAAGTGGATCCCAAAAAGTGCAATCAAAACTGTTTGTGGCGATAAAATGTTAATTCCTTACTGGGTCAAGTAGTTATCCGTCCGCCCTCTGAAAAATGGGGGCGGGTTTTTGTTGACAAAGCAAAATCAGTTTGCTAGAATTAATGGTGAACGTACAGGATTTTCAGCCCGCCCAGATGTAAATCAGGGTGGGCTGTCTGTATCTGGCCTCAAAAAATTGTTATCAATTTTAGAGGCTATTTTTGTTTGTCAAGAGCAAAATGGCATTTTGAGGGTAAAATGGGGAACATAACCATAGACGAGCGACGAGTTCAGAAAATGCAGCAGAGGCTAGGCAAAGCGACAAAGCTAATCACCGACAATAGGTATTTGCCGATGTTCCGAAATCGGCAGATCAATTATGCGAGAGAGTTCGATTATTCGATTAAATTGGCGAAACGAAAACGTAATCCACGAAAGTACTTCGCGTTTATATGGTCGAGTGCGAATCTGGCGAAAACGGTAGATTGGCTACGCAAACTGATCGCACAGGCGAAAGCTAAGGCAGCTGAGGAGCGCCACGAGCAGAAAATGCAAGAGCAGGCAGCATTGCCGCTAAATATCGCTGGATTAGAGAAGCTAGCGCAGATGAAGCGCAGCTACAACCTGATAACGTAGCAATCACTGCTGGTATTTTGACGTCGCTCGCGTAGCGGCTTGTTTGCGTTTGCTCATGTGCAAATATTATGCAATAATCCTAGGTATATGCGAGTATTTGGGAGTTTTGCGTAATGAAAGCGGCCGTCTGGCCGTATTTTTTATTCAAGATCGTTCCAATTCGCCCTCCGCCATCTCATTTTGATAACATTTTGACCAAAAATATTAATGTGAGGGTTCTATATACAATTGAGCTTTTAAGGTTCGTTATAAGCAATTCTATATAGAACTGGTTTTTTTAAGTGGAGTTAAAATCATGACGAAAAATATAATTATGCCAATCGAGCGAGCTTTTGACGAATATCTGGAGTACTGCGAGTTTACACGCCGGATGAGTCGCCAAACATTGAGTGCTAAACGCTGGGTGATGCGAGACTTTAGAGCCAGCGTGCCAGCCAGTAGCCTGAGCGAGATCACAACACAGCAGGTGAACGATTGGATAGCCGCTCAAGCACGACGCGGTTTGAATAGTCGCACTATCAATACACGAATTTGCCACGTGGTAGCAATGTTTCGTTATTTCAGAGACATGGGCGTGGAGATGCCTGAGTTGAAAATCCGCCACATCGTCAAGCAGAAAGAGACCGAGCCGATTCGCCGCGTTTTCTACACGAGGGAGCAAATTGAGCAGGTGCTGGGATATTGCAATCAGATTCAGTGGCTATTGGTAAAATTGTCGTTTGATTGTGGCTTGCGGATCACTGAGCTGCGTAACTTAAGGCTAATGAATATCAGCGACAGGATGATCGTGTTTGTAGGCAAGGGCGGTAAGCGGCGTGAGGTACACATGAGCCGAGAAGCACGCGAACGACTAACACAGTGGATTGTTAGTCGACGTGTTGATGACTATTTGTGGCAGAAGTCGAGCGGCACACTGCTTAGTGTCGAGGAGTTACGGCACCTAATGCGGCAGCCGTTTTATTTGGCTGGATTTCGCAATTTTCACCCGCACTCGCTAAGACATTCGTTCGCAACGGACATTCAGCGAAACGGGGCGACGCTCATGGAATCGCAGGAGATGCTCGGCCATTCAAACGCAGTAATTACGCAACGATATTTGCACGGACTAGATGGCCAGATGGCAGCATGTTTTGAAAGATTGAAGTTTGGCGGCGTGACACAATAACAGAGATAATGGTGCGGAGTTTTCCACAGTTTCCGTGCCATTTTTGCCCATTTTATAACGCAAGCGTATTGACAGAACGCTTGCGTTTTGCTATACTGAAGATAGTTCAGATGAGCGGCGATCACCGCCATCAATGGCCTTTAACATCACTGGAAAAACAAGATTCATGGTTGAGCGGTTTGCTCTATCATGTAATATTTTTCAGTGATTTATATATATCAGCTTTTGTTGACAGACATTTGACGTTTTGTCCAAAAGTGTATTTTGACAAGCAGTTGAGAATAGAGCAAGGTGAGATTTTATGGCGTTATTTTAGCG